TAGATCCTAATTGCTTTACAATGTAACCTTCAACAACACCTGCGCCGCCATAAAAATCACATTTAATCTCACTTCCGCCTGCTGTAGGTGGGCCAAAGAATTTTTTATTAAGTGGTCTTCCCATTTGTTTTCTCCTATTTAAGTAGTCCCATCTGGGTTCTATCCAGTACGCTGTGGGTTAAACAGCATAAGTCCGCCTTGCGGCACACTATTTGACACAAGTATTTATCCTTGCGATAAAATTGCCATAAGTTCTAGTTTTCCAACTGTATTTAAAAGTTTGTTTATTTGATCAATTTCTTTGTTTGCTTTTTCTAAATATGATTCTTTACGTGTTCTTCGATAGTCTACTAGTATATTACTATACTGAGAAATATGATGTTCAATACTGTTTGATAACCTAGTAATATCATGAGCAAACATTGGGTGTGTTTTTCGCCAGCGTTTGATTTCTTTTCTAACTATTTCAAAATCTTCTGGGCTGTTACAGATCATTGTTTTTCCATATTTAAATTTATACTATTAGTATATAGTACATTATTATTTGGAAAAAGTCAAGTCATAAAAAAAGGGCGACATAAAGCCGCCCTTTCCAGTATTAAGTAAAAATTACTTAAATGATACGCTTGTGTCTGTGACTTCAACACGTGCCAAGTAGTCTGCGGCATTACCTAGAGACGATGCTGTGTTTGTTAACTCAACATATCCGTATCTAGTCATGAAGCTTACTACAGGCTCAAATGTGCCTGGGTCTAACACTACGCCACTGCTCATCAATGGAATGTATGGGCAGTAGAACGCAGGTGCGTCTGATTCACTTGATCCTTTGTAACCAATAAGAACAGGTGCGTCATTTGCAGCGTAACTGTCTACATATACCTTCATAGCGTTATTCAAAGTACCAACCATCTTAGTGTTAGTTGGAGCTTCAAATGTACCTTCAGTTGTTCTTGCGAACGCTGAAGTTGTAGCACTTTGAAGGATTGTTAGCGCGAACGGTGAAACTACTGCGTAGTTACCTGCGCCACGACGTGTACGCTGAGCGATTAGGTTTGCTTGTCTGTTAATAAGAACGGCCATAGCGGCATGTTCGTCACCAACAAATGTAGCAGTACCTGATACCGCTGACTGGTCATATGTTTCTGAACCAGTTCCAGCAAGATCACGTAGGCTGTTAATTACTTCCTGATCAATTTCAGCAGTAATTTCTTGAGCCAATGCAGCCATAATCTCAGCTTCGATATCAATACCTTGTTGAGCTTGAGCATCCTGAGCCGCTTCAAAAGTCCAGCGAGCTGATAGCTTTCTGGTTTTTGCTTCGACAGTTTGCTTCAAGATTTGGATTGAGATCTGGTTACCACCGTCACCTTCCATACCAGCAGTAGCACCTGCACGACCTGTTGTGCTTGTTGCACTGGTTGTGCCGGAATATGCTGTTGCAATCTTGAATGGACTTAGTGCTTCATCACCAGCCACTGTGTCTGTATCGAATGGTGAGCTAGCTGTTGATGTAACAGTCTCAGCATAACGAACACGTAGAGTGTGAATCTGGCCAACTGGGCCCTGCATTGGTTGAACACCAACGATTTCGTTGGCGATAACTGTTGGCATAACACGACGGATAACTGGTAGAATAACACGGTTTAGTGTTGCTACGTTACCACTTGATGTTGCGCCAGTGGATGCTGCCTCTGCGAGATACTTCTTAGTATTCTCTAGGACAACTGACATGCTGCTGCGACGTGAACCTTCAAGGCCCTCAAGTAGGGCGTCTTTGGTCTCATCCCAACGGCTTTCTAATAGTACATCTGACATTTTATTGTCTCCTTTGGTACCTTACTTTAGGCCTGCCAACTGGCGTAGTTGAATAATATTAGTATCATCCAATTTTTCTACAGCCGGTTGTGTTTTTGTTTGTTTATCTCCTGTTACCTCACGACTTTCAGAAATTACTTTCTTAGTAGCCTTGGGTGCAGCACCGTCTAGTACTGCAGGTAGATAACGTTCGAAAGCGGGTTGTAACTTACTTGTTTGTACGCTTTCTAGAAGGTCACGCATAATTGCGCCCTTATCCTTATTGAGCTTAGATAGAAGTTTGTCCATTGTTTCTTTGCGTGTAACGCTTTCTGTAATGGCTTCAACTTCACGCTCTTTACTCTCAATAATCTGCATCTTTTCTGCGTTTGCTGCTTGACTTTCAACTAGTTCAGCATCTTTTACTTTAAGTACTGCTTCTAGTTCACGAATTTCTTTATTTTCGTTGAGATAGCTTCCGCTAAATTCACTTGCAAATGCTTCAAAGATCTTGCGTCCAAAGGTATTTTCTTTGGCTGCTTCGATATCCTCTTTGAGTTGAGTTAGTTCTTTTGTTAGATTGTTAGCAACTGACTCCTGAACAATTTTTGCTGACCGCTCAATAAACTTATCTTTGAGGGTTGCAAACTGCTCACGAGCTTCCTTAACAAGACGTACTTTTGTTTCTACAACATCGTTACGATCTTCCTGGAAGTCTCCAATTTCTTTTGCTAGACTTTCAATAACGAACTTTTCAAGGTTTCCGACAGATGCGGCCTGTGCATTGCGGTCTTGAGTTAGTTCTTTAATTTCTTCTGCTAGCTTGGTTACTAGGAACTTGTCAAAAGTGCTTGATGTTTCTTGCATCTTAGCAACAAACTTAGCACGATCTTCTGAGATTGCTTTCTTTTCATGAGCAAACTCTTCAAGTTCTTTTGTGAGATTTTCAGTCACCATACGATCCAAGGCCTCAACCATAACGGATTTGTCATGCGCATATCGACGAGCAAACTCCTCACGGAGTTCTGCCCTAACCAGTTCACGAGTTTCTGTAAGTTTTGAGTCCCAGGCTTCCTGGATTTCTAACTTAGTTTCCTCATTAATTAGGTCACTATCTAAAAGTGGTTTGATAGTATCTAGCATTATAGTCTCCTAGATCTTTAAGTCCCTGATAAGACGAGTTACCTCATCTTTCAAGTATTTTTGCACTTTGTTATTGCTCCCTGCTTCGCGAGCAATTTCTAATGCATTGTGCCCATTCCGCATATTCAATAAGCCTTCATATATGGCTTTAGGATATGCATTCGGGGCACTTGGTTGTGCCACAACATCTACTGTGACAATTTCGAAACCAGATACGTTACCAGAAGATTCGTTGACTTCGCCACTTCCTCTACTACTAACGCCTAGTTTAACTCCACTCTCCATCATGGTCTTTACTAAAGTTCCCATTGGAGTAGGTAATACTTTTAACTTTCCGTAACCGTTTGGTCCATCCATCCACATTTCAGTAATCATATGGCTGACGCGATCTAAATTAATTTTAAGATCGTCGGGATGATCAACTTCACCAAGCACACTGTTGCCTGTTTTTATTTGATCATTGAGCTGCATAACGGCGTTAGAAATCTCAGAGACAGGGTAAACACGCTGGTTGGCGTTCTTTACCCCTCCCTGAATACAAATGCCCTTCATATAGAGATCCTTGCCTTCATTAGCAGTCTCAGTAACGATTCCAGCTTGATCGAAAGTTAGGTGTTCTCTAAGATAGTTCATATTATTGCCTTATCTTACGCTTTGCTCATCGTTGCGCCTTTTGGATCGGCTGCGTCTGTTTGTACGGCTGCTTTAGGTGCACTTCCGCCTGACTCTGCTGCTGAACCACTTGAGCTAGCTACTTTGCCGCCCATGTCATTCTTCTTAGCAACTGGGCCTGAGCTTGCATCGCCTTCTTCAGAATTAGATGGAGCAGCAACTTTTTCAGTGTACTCACGTACAAAAGTTTCTTCCATTTCATCTTCTTCTTCAGCGTCCATGTCCATCTCTGGCTCTTCGTCAGCGTCCATGTCCATGTCCATGTCCATCTCTGGCTCTTCGTCAGCGTCCATGTCCATTTCTTCTTCGTCTCCGCCCATGATCTTCTCAAATTCTGCTTTGAGTTCGTCAAGTGCATCTTCGAGGTCAACAACGCGATCTTCAATTTCTTCTTCGCCGTCGCCGTCTGCTTCAATGGCTAGGCCTTGTTCATCAGCTTCAATGTCGTCGATCATATCGTCGGCAGCATCTCCGCCTAATTCTTCGTCAAAATCACTCTCTTCAACTGCTTCTGCTTCGTCTTCAGCAACTTCTTCCTCATCAACAGTTTCTTCGTCAATAAGGGTTTCGTAAATATCGCGGCTGCGCTCTACTACGATTTCGTGGAAAAGCTCTTGTGCTTTATCTGTATCTTCTGCAATTAGTAGCTCAATGAGCTGGTTAAATTTATCTGACATTTTACGACTCCTTCGTTATAAGGCAAATGTATAATTTTATTTATAGTTTATAAAAATTTTAGGGTAATATGCCCTGTTTTGAGCTCAAAAAATTTACTATACAAAGAATAATTACTATTTTTGTTAAAAGTCAAAAAAAACCGCCCATCTTATTTCTAAGTGGACGTACATGTTGGCGCCTTAATCCCAACTTGCGAATTATTATAGTTATCTATTCAGCTACTACAGGTACTGAGTATTGCTTTTTTATATTAGTTAATTCTTTAGCATATTCAGTAATTTTTACATCACTTAGCATACGCAATCGGTTTATCTGCTCTAGTGTAAGTCTGGTCTTACGAGTATCGGTTTTTTGTGCAACAGACATATCTTCCTTTGGGTGTACTTGCAAAGGATTCTGCTTTTTGTCTGATTCTATTAGGCTTTTTAATTTCATAGTATTATTTATGCTGGAACTTCAGTTGGCGGTGGTGTTCCTGGGATTGGGCTTTGTGCTGATCCGGTTGGACCTCCTGGTGCGCTGGCCCCTTCTCCTTCTGGCGCTTCTACGCCCTCTTCTCCACCACCCTCTTCTGGCACATCAGGCATAGTAAAGTTATCCAAATCACTTTCGATGCCACCTGGTGTAATACCAACACTACGCATGTTTGGCGTGTCAGTTTCTGGTTCGTCATTTTCTTCAGCCCACTGTCGTGAGTTTTGTGCAAGTTCTTCTTCTGTTAGTCCCAAGTATCTTTCTAATAAGAAGCGTTTACTAAAGAATGGATACCCCTCAAGTGCAGTAAATGTGCCAATCTTAGCATTATCTACTTCAGTTTCTCTGAACTTAGCAAAATTTTGTGGAGGGTTAAGGCGTAATTCAAAGCTAGCATTATCAAGCTCTAGTCCTCTCCAACGCAAGAACATTTTAAACTCTCTGTCAAATGTCTTACTAACAAGACGTTGTAATCTTTTACAATATTCATTAAATCTATACTCTTGAATAAGAGCTGTACCTACCCTACCATCATTGTATCCTGTGGCTCCTTCGTCTGGTCCCGTTGGCAAGTAACTAATTGGGATACGCAATCCTCTGAATAGTTTGTTTGTAAAGTATTTGAGGTCGTCAATTTCGCCTAGGTTTGTACCACCAGGCAGTGTCTCAACTTTTGACCCTCTGCCTTCTGCTGTTTGAGGAAAGAAGTAATCCTCGTTTGTACTTAATGGATTGTATGTGGTATCCATGATGTTGGTACCACCGCCTGTTGTGCTTGGAATTCGTCTTTGATGTATTTCATTTTTTACACGCTCAACAAAAGCCATGGCCATATGTGCTGGCATGTCACCAACATCAACATAGAATACTCTACGTTCTGGAGCACGTTGGATACGATAGATAATAATCGCATCTTCTAGTAATTCTTTTTGTTTGAAAACTTTGAATACGTTTTCTAGTATGCTGTT